TGTGCATCGTGATCTGCAAGGCTTCCTGCTCAATGCTGTCGTCATGCAGTAGGCGCTTGAAAACCGAGGGCTTCTTGTTGGCCTTGTCGTTGGCTAGGCGGTTGAAGTCACCAAACGCCCCGTACCACTTGCCGATCTGACCGGCAACATCTTGAATCTCGCGCCCGGTGGCGACGAGTTTCTTAACGGCCCCAAACGCGGCATTCGCTGCTGAGACTGCCGCAAGAATGCCGGTTATGGGCTCCATAAATTAGGGCTGCTCTGGCCAGTTGACGGTCCAGGGGAACCCAGCCTGCCCAGGCACATCCCGCAGGGCTTGGCGGTACGTTGCCCATACAGCCTTGTCCACGGGAGAGTCTGCCAATTGGGTCCAGTCGCAGTCGGCAAGTTTCTGGTTGCGCTGCTCGCGTACACGCTGCGCCTGCTCCGCATCTTTCTGGGCCTTGTACGCTGCTTCATTCTCGGCAGCAGTCGTGACCTTGCCGTCTTCGTCCGTGGTGTCGGTGAAGATCGGGCCGAGCACATACTTGGTGTGCCACTTGCCGCCAATCTGCTCCACACCTTGACGCATGGAGAACTGATAGACCGTCCCGCCGGTAGCCTGTGGGCCCTCAAACACCACATCTGCGCCATGCGCGTCTAGCCATTCCTCGGTCTGGGGCAGCACAGTGATCAATTCACTGGGATTCTGACTGAGGAGCAGTTCACGGAACTCACTCCAAAACATCACTTGGCCCGTGGCCCTGATTCTGATTTCCATGATTGCTCCTTATGCGATGGCAAGGAAGATGAAGGTTCCACCGTTTGCGTTCAACGCCGCCGGGGCTGCTGCGGTGACTTGGAAACCCACGCTGGTAGTGTCAACGTAGTTGGTGCCCGAGACTTGCGCAGCCGTGGAGTTCATGAACAGATAAGGGTCGTTGCCGCTGCTGATACCGCGTGCAGAGTCGTACACGTACCAGTTAGCCGTTCCGCTGCTATTGTCGTCCGTGCGCTTGATGAGCACGAACCGGGCGCCACCTGTGAATCCACAGTTGATGGTTTGAAGCGCACCTGTGCCGGTGTATGAGCCAACCTTGCTGACGCCTGCTACGGTTGCAAACAAATAAGCGACGAAAGTGTTTCCCGTATTTACGTTTGAGGCAACTTGGAATGTTGTGGAGGTTGGCCCAGTGCCCCAATACGAAGCAGCCTGTGCCCCGAAAGCACCGTTCAACTCAATTACTTGATTAACTCCGGTCGTGGCGCTGTAGCAAGACCAGTTTCCTGGTGCATCTCTGCGCTTCATAATCATGAGTTGAGGCACGGCGCCCAGATTGTGGTTTACTGTTAGTGTCCCCCCAGCCCCCGTATAGCAAACCACATCAAAGAAGCCGGGTGCGCGGCGGAAACTCCAGTAAATAGTCGATGTGTTTGAGGCTGCGTTTGGTATTTGAAACGATGTGTTGTCCCAAGCCTGGGCTGCACTTAGCGATGTTTCTGCGTCCTGGGCCGGTGGAACCAATATGACGCCACCGCCAGTGGTGGAATTTGCGCCGCGCAATCTATCTACGGCGACCCGATATGATGCATTTATGGTGTCGTAATACAACTGCATATCAACCGGAAAACCAGTTGTTATTACAGTTCCGCGAGGGCTCGACGAAAATACGGTGTTATTTGGACTAAATACACTCGTCCCCGTCGTCGGAGTTTTCATCGGGCCGCGACGGATGGCAACGTATATCCAAGTCCAATTTGCATTGCTTCCGATCAGAGAGAACCCGGTCGAGTTAATACCCTGCCCGCTAGAATTACCTTCTGCGTTAGCATTGTTGGGGTTCAATATGAGCCCGCCAGGGCCAGAGGCAGTGAACCCGCGCATATTGTCTGCGATATTCCACGAAGAGGAGTTAGAGGAAGATTTCCACAAAACCCACTGCGGTTCATATCCAAGGTTCACCGTGGCGTTACCACTGCCATCAGTCGTAAACGTCCCACAAGTAATCACATTGTCCGTACCCGTCGCGCCAAAGCCCCCTGCGTTGTGGGCGAAGAGGTAGGCGATGTAGGTTTGGCCAGACTCATTTACAGTTGATGACACACCAATACTAAACTGAGTTGAAGTAGGAGCGGCAGACCATACTGTGTCGCTTCCGGAAATAGCAGCGTTTGTTTGATCAAGTCGAAGAATGTCTGGATAGCCGCCAGTAGTTCCTAAGCCCCTGTGGTACACCATCCAAGACCACGTTGTACTGGTGCTCTTTACAATAATGCAGCCTGGAACACTTCCAAGATTGTGCGAAATCGTCCTCCCTGCGGCACCATTCCCCGTATACGTCACCACATCAAAGAACTTCGGCTGTTCGCGGAAGGTCCACGAGACGTAGGTGCTGCCTGAAGTGTTCCACTGTGGATGAGCGCCGGAAGTGAAGCCATTTGTGTTAAATGTTATTCCCGGACTAAAAACGCCAACTTGTGCACTGGCGTTGTTTGTGGAAAGGCTGTAGCCTCCTCCACGGGCGGTATCAAACAGAAAGTGAGAAGGGTTGTTTCCGGTGTTGGAACGCTCTTTGAGCCAAATCAGCCCGCCATTTGCGGACAGATTGATCCCGTTGGTGATGGTCTGCGTAGATGAGTTGCCGGTGTAGAGGTACGTCGAAAATACTTCCTCAATATAAATTGGCACGAAATTAGACGTGCCGTAAAAGTTTTGAATTGAAAGCGCCCCACTGCTGGGCACTGCACCATACGTCCCACTGGTGCCCGCAGGAACCAGCCCGCCTCCGGCGTAATACTCGGACATTGCATGCGGAGTCGATCCGCCGAACTCACCGGCAATATCGTTGATGCTGAGGGGGCCGGATGAAGGCAGTGCCATTTCTACTCCTTACGGGGTGCCGTAGGCGGTGACGTTGTTCAAACCGACCAGATTGCCGGTACTGTCGATACTCAGCACCGGAGTACCGTTGTAACTGATCACCAGTTTAGTGCCTGATTGCGCCACTGTGAAGTTGGTCGTGGCCAGCGTGGTGGCTGCTGCGGCAGTTGTTGCCGTGGTCGCGGATGTGGCGGTGGTGGCTGAAGTTGCGGTGGTCGCGGATGTGGCGGATGTGGCGGTGGCCGCATTCCCAGAGATATTGATGCCCCACGTGCCACTTGCACCAGAGCCGGTATTTGACGGGACCGAAAGGTTTGACCGAGCAGTAGCCGCGTCACTCGCCCCAGTACCGCCGTTGGCCACGGCCAGCGTGCCGGTGAAACTGATGTTGGGCGTTGCCCCGCCAGACGAGGCCAAGGGCGCTGAAGCAGTAACCGCTGTGATCGTGCCACCCGAGCCGGAGGCAGACAGCGTGCCGCCTGCGAAACTGATGCCCGATCCGATGGTGACGTTACTAAATCCACCCGAGCCGTTGCCATACAGGATGGCCGTGCCGGACGTGGCCGGAGCGTAGTCAGTACCCGCCACAGCCGCAGTAAATGCGCTTGTCCCGCTGGCCTTGACGATGCCCGTCAGGGTGTTCACCCCCGTCCCGCCGTTGGCCACGGGGAGGATGCCTGAGACTTGAGAAGTCAGATCAACCGCAGATAGCGAGCCGCCGAGCGTGAGGGAGCCTGTGGAGGTTACCGTGCCGCTGAGCGTCAAGCCCTGCACCGTGCCGGTGCCGGACACCGAGGTCACGCCGTCTGCCGTCGAGGTGGCGACCGTTACGAAGTCGGTACCTGTCCAAGCCACAAGCGCCCGTGCGCCCGCTGCGACAGAAGTGCCAGTGGTAGCCGAAGCCTTGACAACAACCGCCGCGTCCGACTGGTTGTGGACGATGTAGGCTTTGCTGGTGCTGGGGGCGATGATGTTGCGCGTGACACCGGGCGCGCCAGTAGGGACGAGGATCGCGCACCGCGCCTGATTGACAGCCCCGGAGCCAGTGGTGGTCAGAGTCCAATCGCTCAGAGCGACTGTTTGGGTGGCCGTCGCAGCAATGGAGTCTTCGACCAACTCCGTGATGCTGTTGTTGACCGTAGTCCCCCAGGTGCCGTCGAGTTCGCCCTCGA